TCGGTATCGTGGACGGCACAGCAACTCAGATTTCAACAGGGGCCACGACCAATAACTTTCGTCATGCTGGGGTGGTAACAGTGGCTTGTTATACTCCTACCGGGGCCGGGGATTTAGCAGCATTGCAGTTGTCGGATGGTGTCTGTGATATATTCAGAGCTTGGCAATCTGGAGGCATAACTTTTCGTGCTCCTAATATTAATGTGGTAGGCCAAACCCAGACAAAAAAGTTTTATCAGGTTAATGTGTCTATTCCATTCCAACGTGACTCTTTATTATCGAGAGCAGTTTAATGGGTGGAGATAGACAGTTCAGCCTGGATCTTAAAAGATTCGCACAGAAGTTACAAATTGATTTAGCCACTGCCAGGAAAAGGGCAGCACTGGATATATTCACGAGGGTTACTAAAAAGTCACCAGTCGGGAATCCTGACTTGTGGAAGTCTACTTACAAGCCGAAAGATTATGTTGGGGGGCGGTTTAGAGCCTCATGGACATTGACCGATTCTACTCCTAGCAGTAGAGCAGAGGGTGAAGGTAAAAATAGCTATCCAGGAAGCGGTTCAATTTTGGCTAGGTTTGGGGATGCATATGATGTATCTTGGGTAGTTAATAATCTACCTTATGCGGGAGCATTAGAAGGGCCACCAGGACATTCATCTCAAGCTCCTGAAGGTGTGGCAATGGTATCAGTTATGGAAGTAGAGCAAGAGATAAATTCAAGGTTAATTAAACTATAATCGGGGGCGATTAGGAGTAGAACGATGGGTGCCGATAGTAATAGAGTCAAAGTCAGATTTTCAAGAGAGAGTGCATGGGGCGAGACACCATCTGGCCCAGCCATGACAGAGATGAGATTACTATCTGAATCTCTTAATCATGCAAAGGCCACTGTGGCCTCTGAACAGGTTAGATCAGATCGTCAAAGATCAGCCATCCTAGAGGTTGGCCAATCCGCTGATGGGGACATATCTTATGAGTTTATTTATGGCGATTTGGAGCCTTGGTTTGAAACCGGGATGCGGGATACTGTCACATCCACAACCGCTTCAGATGCCTCCACAACTTTTGCAGCTTCAAGTATAACATTTGCCACTGCTGGCAACGCTGTTAATTTCGTCCCTGGGCAATGGGTAAAGGTACAGGCTACTGGAAATGGGAACGATAATGCGGTTGTTAAAGTGGTTTCAGCGACATCTACCGTTGTTACTTGTACTGGTTCTACTCTATCAGCATCAGTGGCTTCTGCAGCAGTTACAGGCCGGACACTAAAAAATAGTACAACCAAAACTTCCTTCTTGGTGGAAGGTGATTTTGAGGATATTACTGGAGTTAAATACTTCACAGGGGCAAGGGTCGATTCTCTATCTATGAGTATCGAGTCCAGCCAGATCGTTACTGGGGTATTTTCTATCCAGGGCAAGCGTGGATTTGCCGCTTCCACTTCAGTAGCTTCCACTACAACTTCAGCCGGAAGCAATACACCGATGACTGCTGCTGTGAATGTGGGCACTATTTTCGAGGGAGGTTCAGTTCTTTCGAACGCAGTTCAAGGTTTCAACTTCACACTAGAGAATAATATGAGGGCAAGGCCGCAAGTAGGTCAGAAGCCTTCAGCAGAGCACGGTGATGGTGTTGTGGATGTTACTGGTAATTTGAATTTATATCTAGAGGATATCACCCTGCTAGATAAAATGATTAACCATACTGATTCAAGTCTAGCATTTAAATTTACTGATGCTGACGGTAATGTGGTTGTTGTGAGCTTCCCTAAATTGAAGTATTCAACAGGCACACCCGGTACACCCGGACTTGATCAGGATGTATTTTTATCGCTTGATTTTGAAGCATATCGTGATCCGACCACTGACGCAACTGTCAGAATGGATTTCTTACCAGCTTAATGTAGCATAGGGGGCGTTTTATGAGTTTTGATATAGTAAGGGATACCACAGACCCGAAAAAGGAGCAGGAAGGTGTTTGGATGGATTATCTGGGAGGGTCAAGAGTAAAGATTGCCCGGCTTGGTAATGCAAATTTCGAGAACATCTTCAATCGGAAGATGGCTCCATATCGGAAGCAAGAGCGGAAAGGGACATTATCAACCGATATACAAACAAAGATCGTTTGTGAGTGTGCTTCTGAATCCATCCTGTTAGATTGGGAAGGGTTCACCAAAGATGGGAAGCCTTTGAAGTATTCCAAATTGGCTGCTAAAGAATTATTGGAAGCCTCTGTGGATTTCCGGAATGACATGGTTGAGCTCGCTGGAGAACAGGCAGCATTTCATGCAGATTATGAAGAGGACTCAATAAAAAACTCCTAGCTTTCTTGGAATTCCATACCCAGTTCACAGGAAAGCAGTTGGAGTATTTACAGAAGAGGTATGCAGAGACAGGGATATTGCCGAAGCCTTTGCAGGATGAGCCGGAATTGTACCAGGATTTGTACCCAGTTTGGGAGGGGTACTGGCTTTTGAAAGGCTCTTTGACTGATCCTTTAAAATTCTCTGACATGATAGCTTATTGGAAAGATGTGGTCGGTATGGATTCGGGGGAATTACACACTGTGCTAAAGTTCACGAGAAAGATGGACGAGGCAAATTTAAAAGTGGAGCAGGAACGTGCCATTCGAAACCAGCCTAAAAATAGCAGTAGACACTAGAGGGGCCAAGTCTGGGATTAAATCTCTTGATTCCAGCTTGAATAAGCTTGCGTCAACTGCTAGCAGATCCTTTGGGAAGATGGAAAAAGCTGCCAGTTCAGTTGCCAATTCTATCTTTTCCTTGAAGGGGGCGATAGTCGGGCTTGGTGTCGGGGCTGGTGTAAAAGGAATTGTAGATTCCACTTTGGCATTTGAGAGAATGCAGAGAGCACTTGAGTTCGCAACAGGTTCTGCGGAGCAGGGCAGGAAAGAATTTGATTTTCTAGTCGCAACATCCAGCAATCTTGGGACGAATATATTACAGACAGGTCAGGCATACGCAAAGTTTGCAGCAGCAGCAAAAGGGTCTGCGTATGAAGGCCAAAAACTACGGGATATTTTTGTTGGCATATCAAAAGCTAATGCTGCCCTCAGTGCTACATCAGACCAGTCTGCAAGTGTTTTCACAGCATTTCAACAAATAATGCAAAAAGGCAAACTAACAGCAGAAGAATTAACCGGGCAACTCGGTGAATCTATGACGGGTGCTTTGGGTGTGTTTGCTGCTGCCGCAGGAAAAACAAAAGGCAAGCTTCTGGATTTGATGGCTGCAGGGAAAATTGGTATTGATGATGTATTTCCGAATCTTGCTGACAAATTAGAAAATACATTCGGAGGTGCAGCAGACAGGGCATCGAAGAGTTCTGTAGCAGCTTTTAACAGGTTGCAAAATTCTTGGGATGGGCTGCTCAGAGGAATAGGCAGCTCTGGCTTTGTAGATATGCTTACGAATATGGCGAGAAATGTAACAGAATGGGTGACAACAGTCGCTAGCAACTGGGGCTCATTCCAGACTTTAGTAGTTTCAGGTTGGGGGATTATCTCTACAGAGGCCCAGATCCAAACCAATAGCATGAAAACGGTTTGGTCAGAGGTTATATCAGAGATGGAAGTTATTTGGAATGAGTTTATGAGATTGGGGGAGGATTTCGCCAACTCTGGATTTGGACAATTCTTGACCTCGCTAGGTAAAGGCACAAGGGGAGTAATAACAACTATCGGAGATTCCTTGGGCACAGCTACTGAAGCCGGGCAAAAATTTATAGGGATGTTTACAAACGCTAGACAGTCTGTTGCAGAGTTTGAAGCAGCACAAGCAAGATTAAAGCCTATACAATTCCAACAAACCACTGACCAGCCTCTCGCTAAAAAGATCCAGTCGTTAAAGGCTGAGGGCAAGGCACTCGAAGCTGTTATGGCAACGGAGCAAAAAAGATTCGACATGACTTTGAAGGAGTTTGAAGGGGTCAAGCAGGTGACTCAAGCAGTTAATGAAAAGACAGAGGCCGTCATTCAAGGTAATGAAGCCACGAAAAAAGCGGCTGAGTCAACGACAAAATTAAAAAGCATAGCATCAGATACTTTCAAGGCCATGGGGGAAGGGGCCATGGAGTATGCAAAAGACGCTGGAGATGCTTTCAAAAATGTTAAGAATGCTTCCCAAAATGTTTTCAAATCTCTAGAGGGGCATATTGCAGAGTTCATAAAAACCGGGAAATTTAACTTCAGTAGCTTTGCCGATTCAGTTATCAATGAATTGGCAAATATGGCAGCCAAGGCAGCAGCCTCAGGAATTGCCGGGTTATTGGGAGGAGTTCTTCAAGGGGCAGCTTCAAGCTTTGGGGAAAGTATCGGTGCATCATTTTTCGCCAAGGGTGGAGTGGTCCCGCATGCCAGAGGCAATATAGTAAGCAGTCCCCAAGTATTCCCAATGGCAAATGGTAAAGTAGGTCTGCGAGGGGAATCTGGGCCAGAGGCAGTCATCCCATTAACGAGGACAGCATCAGGCAATCTCGGAGTGGCTTCTGTAGGTGGCGGTGGCGGGAGTATGGTAGTTAATATCATAGATCAGAGGACTGGTGACAGTGGCTCAGTACAGACTAAAGAGCGTGAAACCCCAGGAGGGAATAGAGAGATGGATATATTTATCACAGAGCGTGTGAATGCTATTATGGGTTCAGGTGCTATGGATAAACAATTCAATGATAATTTCGGAGTTAAAAGGGCCGGAATAAGGATGGGCAAATAATGGCTACTTGGCCAGCTTCCCTACCCCAAACTCCAAACTCAAGCGGTTTTAAAGATGAGCCGATCGACCAAGCCATCCATACTCAAATGGAGACTGGGCCAGGGAAATCTCGCAGGAGATATACAACGACACGTTCAAAGGTCGAATGCTCTTTGTGGATTACTTCTGCTCAATACACGACTCTTGAAGCTTTTTATAACACTACACTGAACGGTGGAGTTGATACATTCACTTGGGTGAATTTTATAGATAGTTCAGCAGCCACTATGAGGTTTTTAAAACCACCGAGTTATAGCAACCTTGGAGCTGATCAATTTCCTGTTAAATTATCTATGGAGAGAACGGCTTGAGCAGGTCATTATCACCTACTGCAGCCAGTGCTGTTTTTGCTGAAAATACCGGGGAGGTTTTTCTCACCCTCCTGGCAATTACCAATCCCAGTACATCAGAAGTGGTCAGAGTTGCCAACAACATGGCAGATATTACTAGCAATGGTAATGTCTTTACTGCCTATCCATTTGAGTTAAATTTACCTTCTGATTTATCTGACTCTCTGGATGAAGTTCAATTGGTGATTGATAATGTTGACAGATCTATTGTGGACCTTATTAGGTCACTAACCCTGCCAGCCACCGTCACTTTGCAGGTTATTTTAGCTAGTGACCCGGATACTATAGAGCTAGAAGCACCGGAGATGAAGTTGAAAAGTGTCCAGTATGACGGGCTGCAAGTGACTATGGGCATACAATATGAAGATGTTTTGAATAATAAGATTCCAGGGTCAATATACAATCCTCAAAATGCACCGGGACTATTTTAAATGTCAATACCAAATTGGACAAAAGAATATGTTGGAATCCCTTTCAAGGATAAAGGCAGAGGTCATGAAGGGGTGGATTGTTGGGGGTTGTGTAGGTTGATATGGGAGGATAGATTTGGCCTATCATTGCCAGACTATTTAGGAACATATGGAAAGAGCATAGACAGTAAGGATGTGAGCCGCGTTATAAGCTATAACGGGCCGAATTCAGGCTCTTGGAATAAGATAGAAAAAGGGAAAGAGGTTATAGGTGACGGGGTGTTGCTAAGAATCGGTGGATTCCCAACACATATAGGGCTTGTTCTTTCTCCAGGTTGGATGATCCATTGTATCAATGGTAAAGATTCGGCTTTGGAGAGGTATGACACTATGGGCTGGCGACATAAGGTGGTCGGATTTTATAGACATGAGAAATTATTTATATGAATGAGCCCAATGTCCATCAACTGGTGGTAAAAAAGAATCCGTTTGAAAATGAGCGGATTATTGGGACCATCCCAGAAGGCCACAAACTGATTAAGATAGTGGATGAGTTTTCTGGCATCTCTGGAGTTCCTCTTGAGAACATCCATATATATTTAGATGGCGAGAATATACCGCAAGAATTATGGAACACTTCTAAGCCGAAAGCTGGAGTGCGGATTGACATTGTTGTAGTTGCTACTGGAGGTGTTGTTAAGATAGTTGCAACGATAGCTCTCGCAGTAGTACTGGGGCCAGTAGTTGGTGCGGTTGTTGGTGGAGCGATCGGTGGTACAGCATTTAGTATGGCTTGGGGGCCGTTAATAACCAAGGTCATCGCTGGCGGCATCGCATCTCTAATTACAAACGCACTTATACCTGCCCCCACCCCGGCTGGCTTTGGAGGAGGGGGCTTTGGTGGCTTTTCAGGTGGGGCAAGTGGTGCAGCTGGGGCGAGACAAAGCAGCTTCACAGCAGATAAAGCGGAAAATCCAGCACTATCTATCACAGGCACAAAAAACCAATCCAATCCATACGGAGTTGTCCCCAGGCTATATGGACGGCATAGGATGTTCCCACTGTTAGCAGCACAATCTTATTCAGTCCCGGAAGGTGATGAGCAATACCTTTATTTGCTATTTGATTTTGGGTATGGACCTCTGGAATTATCTGATATGCGGATCGGGACAACGCCACTGTCAAATTATTCTGATGTGGATATGCAGATTCATGAAGAATTCAACCCCGGTGATGGAACAGAAATTTACCGGAATGATATTACTGTTGATAAATATGCTTTGACTCTATCAGTTGCTGGTGGGCCAGTAACAGTAACAACGAGATCAAATACTGATGAGTTCCAAGTTGATTTATATTTTAGCTCCCTTGTTAAATATGATAATCAAGGAAAGAGGCAATCTCACACAGTAGCATTTACTGTGGAATATCGTTTGGCTGGTAGCTCGGATGCTTGGCTGCCTATGAAGGGGCCAACCCTTGAGCCTGATCCTGACAACCGGACTTCTACAGCTATAACCCCCACAGCTACAACTTCAGGTGAAAGGTTTGTTATTTATGAGACTGATAAAGATGTTTATAGTGGGGGCACTCTAAGCCTTTTAGTGCCACCTACCCAAGGTGGCTCTTCCATAAACTCGATGAAGTTCCAGGTTTATACTCGGAGGAAAGGGCAGACCGATTCCGACTGGAGGAGCCAGTTCATCTCCTCTGATTGGGTGGCAGGGGGTAATACAGAACAATTCAGGCTATCTTCCTATGGAGGAGAGCAACAAGAATTAAAAATAGTTCAGACAGCATTGGCGATTGATTCTGGATCTTGGGACGGTACGAATGGTGGCGGTGCAGTTTCAGTCCCCAACGTATCTTATAGTTATGACGTGGCTGCCGGACAAGTAGTCTCTGGGGAAATATCCTATACAAATGACACTGCTAAATCATTCAGGCGTGCAATAACTATAAGGCCAGGAACCAGAGACAAATGGGAGTGTAGAATCACCAGAAATACTCAAGATGCCCCTGATACATTTACCGTTGATGCTTCACTCGTAGCAGAGGTTAGATCCATCCAATTTGCAGCACCAGTAAATTTCCAAGAGACTCATACCATAATAGAGATGAGGATAAAAGCTACTGATCAATTGAATGGCACACTTGATACATTCTCGGCTATAGCAACATCAAAGCTCAATACTTTTGATGGGTCAGCATGGACCACTACTCCAACAGTAACACGCAATCCAGCCTGGATATATGCAGACCTTCTACGTGGCTCTATAAACCCCACTCCTATAGATGATAGTAGGATTGACTCAACAACTATTAAAGCGTGGGCCTCTGCTTGCTCTGCTGCAGCTCCGCAACAAACTATCTCTCTCCCTATCGTAGTCGATTCTAGTGATGAGATGTGGAAGTGCGATTTCATCATTGATGGTGATACTACTGTTTACCGGGCAGCTCAGCAAATTGCAGCTATAGGCAGGGCAACTTTCGGGATGAATGATGGCAAGTTCTCTATTATCCGGGATATTGCCCAGACAACACCGATGCAGATATTCACCCCAAGAAACTCATTCAATTTCTCAGGAACAAAATCATTTTCAGGGGAGTTGCATGCCCTAAAAGTACGATTCATAAACCCTGACAAAGAGTGGCAGTGGGATGAAATAATTGTTTATGATGATGGCTATAACGCTGCCGGGACTGATGGGAATTTGGTGGCCACAGAGTTTACAGAGTTAGAGTTGCTCGGAGTCACTACTATATCCCAGGCCTGGAGGGAAGGGCGATATCACATAGCAAATGTCCGGTTGAGGCCAGAGCGGTTCACTTTCGATACTGATTTTGAGCACTTGGCTTGTACCCGTGGGGACATGATATACTTTGTGCATGATGTCCCTAGACTTGGCGGTGTACCGGGCCGGGTAGTTTCAATAACAACTTCTGCCGGGTTGACCGAGACAGTCACCTTTGATGATGTCTTCACTATGGCTGCCTCAACCTCTTATACCATCCGGGGCAGGCTACCTGACGGAACTATAACAAACAACGCTGTAAATGCTGTAGAGGGTGAGCAATCCACATTCACCTTAACAACCCCAGTATCAACTACCAAGACAGTGGTCGCTGGGGATCTTATGGTGGTGGGACAAGTCTCTAGTGAAGTCGAAAAGCTAGTTATAAAAGATATTCGGAACGGTCCAGACCTGACTGCTAGACTCACATGTGTATCCTATGCCTCAGCAGTTCATAATGCAGACCAAGGCACAATCCCCTCATATACAGCGAATCAGGTTTTTGATCCTGTCATCTCCCCTCCAGCAGAGGTTGATATAACAGCGACGCAGGTGGATACTACTAGCGATAGAAGATTCATCCATGATGTAGTTTTCACATGGAGGCCTGCAGCCGGATCAGTCCCGAAAGCCTATGAGATATATCTGAAGAATCTTGAAGGGGTTTATTATCTGGTTGATGTCATTACAGAGGCTACTTATACACTATTTGATCAAGCTGGTGGTTCAAACTCCTATATCAAAGTGGTACCAGTATCCACAAAGGGTAACAAGTTAGCTCTTTCAGAAATAACAGAGACCACTTACACAGTTCAGACATTTGCTCCTAATGACGTGACAGGATTCAATGTTAATGTGGTCGGAGATACTTCAACCCTTTCTTGGGATATTGATTCTACCTCACCACTAGTCAGTTACCAGATTAGGTATTCTTCATTAACTTCTGGAGCTGTTTGGGAGAATATGGCTCAACTCATCCCTTCAATAAGCTATCCGAGTAATACAATCCAGACTCCTGCATTGGTAGGTTCATACGCCATTAAAGGTGTTTCATTTGAAGGGGAAATTTCTGAAAATGCAGCCATAGCCATTTCCACCAGTGCCGGGTTCAATAATTTTAATGTTGTAGAGACTACTACCCAAGACCCGACTTTCTTAGGCACTAAAGCTAGCACAGTGGTCAATGGATCTGCTTTGGAGTTGGATACCTCTATATTATTTGATTCACTGACTGGGGATTTTGATGATGCTCTTGGATTATTTAGTGCGGGCGGTGGCAATATAGGTGTGGACGGTTTTTACACCTTCACACCGACTATTGATCTATCTCAAGTATATACTAGCAGCTGTCTCTTATACACATCTCCGAGCCCACGAGAC